TTCCCTAACCCGAATGCCGTATATTCTGTGCGGAGGCCATACCATCACCACGCATGATGACGGCACATTCTACATCAACGTCCAATCCCCAAACGGGAAGAAAGCCGATTACGCGGCCTACACGATTGGGCCGTTCGGCACTGGTTTCGGCCAGGCCGGCGAGTACACCGCACAACGTTGGGATACCAGCGACGTAAACCAGATACGCTTCCGCCTGTGGAACACCAAAGACAACCGCTGGTGCGGGAGGGTCGCGATATTCGGAAGCTGGATCGCAATCTGGAACAGGCAATAGCTTTCCCTAACCCAGCGTTCTACGACGTGGCGAGTACCTTACAGCAGCGACAGCATTTTGCTTACGCGCATCGGTGATATCTGTTTCATGGGTGGCAACGTAAAATTCAACAGTAGCGGGCAGAACAATTACACGAAGGCTCAGGAGAAGCTCCCCGAAGGGTATCGACCCGTCATCGCCAATACGCCCGTGGCCGTTTTCGGTGGTGAAACGACATTCATCTGTTACGGCGAGGCCAATGGCACCGTCACGATGCTTGGCAATCCGAACAGCGCGTACGCGGGATGCACCGGCGTATGGAGGACCGCCGACCCGATGCCCGCCGCATAGCTTCGGGACACTGGCTCAGGCGGTTGCACTGTCTTGCAGTGACCCCACGGGTCATAGCGCGTATGAGACGGTCATGCCGAACGCGTTCGTGCCCTGCGTGCCGCCCTGATTGGCGTAGGTCATGGTTCCGTTCGCGTTTACGTTGATGATCTTCTGGTTCGCGCCGTCGCGTCCGCCGTAGGAGAAGTTCAAGTCCATCGGGGGACGCCATCCTTCGGGCAGAGTGCCGAACGTGCCGCTGTTCCAGGAGCCGGAGGTCGACGACTTCCAGTCGATGCGCAACGTGACGAGCGAGCCGCGACGGTAGCCTTTGACGGTACCGTAAGTGGAGTTAATCAGCGTCAGCACTTCGGTCTGGGTTAGGGAATCCCACACGTCGCTCATCGGCTTCAAAACGTTAAACAAGGGGACCGGTGTGCCGATGGTGATACCGTCCAACGGGATGCGGTACAAGGGCATGTCGTAGGTGGTGCCCCCGTCCAACGGGCTGGTCGTGTTCAACGCCGGGTCCGTGGGCGTGCCCGTGGTGGGCGTGCCCCTGACCACGACCAGTTTCGCGCTCTCGATGTTCTGCGAGCCCTTCGCATAGCGGCATACGATCAGGTCGTTGCGTTTCTGACCCTGCGACCCGTTGGTGACGATCAGGTCCTCGGGCGTGCCTTGGCTGACGTGACGGCCCTGCATGACCAGCTCGCCCGTGCCGATGGTCACCTTGTTCGCCGAAACGACCGTGATCTTGAGCTTGTCATGCACGTCGAGCACATAATCATCCAAGCCGAGAATGCCGGCGTTCAAACCAGCGGCCTGTTCCGCCGTGGCGTGCGCCTTGCCCGCATGACCGGTGACGAGTTCAACCATTCCGCTTGCCTCCGTTCTGCATCCAACTGTCGAAGCTGTTATCAAAGTCCTTGAGCTTGTTCACATAGTCCGCGTAATCCTGATCGCAAAACAGGTAGTCGTGGACCGTGCCGGAGGAGTCCAACCGGCTGACGTTGTACCACGTCTTGATATCCGGATCGTCCAAGTCCTTGTACCATTTGTTTCTGCCGCAACGGTCGCATTGCATGACCGTCGCATTGTCGATACGCGCCATAATCGGCTCCTTACTGTTTACTCGGCCTCATAATCGACGGACATCACGCCGCCCGAGACCTTGACGATTTTCTTGCTGATAGTCGCGTTGACGGTGATGCCCGTGAGATTATCCCTTGCGGTCACGGTGTCGCCCACGTCAAACACGATGCCCGAATCCTCATGCACGGTGACCTTCACCTCACCCTCGGACTGCAGATTCTGTAGTTTCTCACAGGTCTTCTGGTTCAGTTCGGCGGTTTCGGCGTTGCTGTAGTCGTAGACCTGCGTTATCTCGTCCACGCCCCTGAGCGACTGGGTCTGGCTGACGTTGCCTTTCGCGTCCGCATACCAGTGGACGACCGTTCGACCGGCACCCTCGCCCTTGCCTAGGCCTATGAGATGATTCGGTTTCCTCCACGTGCGGGTCGCGTCGAAATCGATGAGGTCACTGTCAATCGCATCGCCGTAATGCGCAACCGGCTCAGCCCAAATGTTGACCCGGCCAGACGCATAAGCGAGCCTGAGCTTCAGCCCGCTGGCCTCGCACATCTTCTGCAAACCCGTATAGCAGTCCGCGTAGCGGTCGAACTGGTATTGTTTGATGGTCGGGTCGCCACTGCCGTCAGGCGGTACAACCGCGTCGAACACCGAATCAAGCCCTACGCGGCTGATAAGCGAGCCGATGACCGTGCTGGCCGTACCGCTCACTGTGAGATAATCCCTGCCCCTATCCGGCTCGAGGATCTTGTTCGCGAGCACGCCGTGCCACGTGCGCCCCGAGTAGGTGAGGGTGCTGACGCCGGCAGTGAGCTGGTCTTCCATCGCATCGACCACGCCACCGCATTCGCTGCCGTCGATGTAGATATAGGCACCCGCATCGATGGTGGACGCGCCGCTCACGACAAGTTCGAAATCGTTTTCCTCCTTGCCCCACGCGCAATCCAGAGTGTAGTCGACGGCGGAACGGACATCGACGTGCTTGGAATCGGTGATAATCAGATCCACCATGACGGCGTGCTCCTCTCCTGGATCACTGTCAGGTCAAAGCCGAACCCGTTCCACTGCACCTGGTGTTCCCCGGACGGCAACGGCTGGAAAATATAAGTGCCGCCGTTGAGGCCGCTGCCTCGTTCGCCCTTGTCGAACACGTTCGTGGTGTCGCCGTTTTCGGCGGTCATGACGATGCTGCGTTGCCCCTCCACGCTGTTGACGGTCACATACGAGCCCGAGGGGATGTCCACGTCGAGCGCGTACCGGTTGCCGCCGATGATGATGGCCGGCTGTGAGACCGGCCCGTAGACCACCAGTTCGAACGGCATCGGCGAGACGGCATCGTTCACGACCGAAGCGTTTCGTACCGTTGGCAGGTAGTCGTGAGGGTAATCGTGCGGGTAATCAAGGTCGAGGCCCGGTTGCAGCGCATCCGACCAGAAATGCTGCACGTCGTCACGCTTGTGCCACAGGCCGTCAAGCAATGCGACCGTGAGCGCGTACTTCGCGGGGCCGGGCGGATCATAGGATGGTTCGATGCCGGTGATGAGCGCGGTCTGCGACCAGCCGTCCACGGTGAGCAGGCCGGCGTCGTCCTTGCTGCGGGATGACGCCACGGCCTTGACGTCCGCGTCGAACAGTTCGCTCGCCACGTCCAGCACGTTGAGGTCGGCGCATGTGGCCTCCAATTGGACGCTTGACGCGTTGAGGGAGGCGGAGTCAATGCCGTGCGCGGCCAACTCCACCTCCCACGCGTGCGTGCGCAGGCTCTCGATGCGTTTGACCATGAGACCGGCCGGGTCGATGAGATCAACGGCCCCAGCCGAAACGGCGCGGCTTGATCCTCCGCCTCGCCGGTAGGTCATCGACTGCATGACTGTCCTCCTGTTTTAGACGAGACCAAGCCTGCGCTTCTCTTCGCGGATGGTCATGGATGGCGTGTACTTAGCGATGGTCGGCCCCAAATCACCGTGCAATGCCTGCAGGTCGGAGCGCAGGCCGCGAAGCTCCACAAGCATCGACGCGAGGTCTGCGAGCCCATTCCCGGTTTCAGGCAATGGGGCGGAGCCCTCCACACCAATGGCGGAGCGCAACGTCATCGGCTGGAATGCCGACTGTGCGGCGGCCGTGACACCCTGCATCCGCTTCGCGATGTCACGCTGCAATGCGGGGGTGGCCTTGTCAATGCCCTCGCTGATGCCGGGCGGGATGTAGCGGCCGACTTCGTCGCGGAACACGCGGGACGGCGAATGGATGCCGAGCGCTTCCTTCGCCTTATCGACCAGTCCGGAAAGCGCGCCCTTGATCTTGTCGTACAATCCGCCGATGGCACCGCTGATGCCGTTCCACAGACCACTGATGAGCTGCGAGCCGGCGTTTTTGAGCAGCGAGCCAGCTCCGGCGAACACGCCCTTGATGGCGCTCACGATGCCCGACGCCAAGCCGCCGACCGCTCCGGCCGCGTTGGAAAGAATCGATTTGAAACTGTTCCAAGCTCCCGACCAGTTGCCGTTGATGAGGTTGGTGACCATGCTGATGACACCGGAAATAACGCCGACCACGCCCTGGATTACGCCTTGTATGCCGTCGATGACACCCGACACATATGGGAGCATCGCCTGCACCGCAGGCAACAACGTACCGGTGATGAATCCGATGATTGCGCTCACTACCGAGCCGACCACGCTGATGATGCTCTGGATGACCGGCATCAGCTGTTGGATGATGCCTGTGATGCCCGAGACCGCATCGGTTATGACTGGCACGAGCTGTTGGATGAGCGGCGTGATGGCGGTGACCAGCTGGCTAACGAAATCCATGACCTGCTGGATTACCGGGACGAGCGCGGAGGCGAGCTGGCTGATGACTTGGCCTATCATCGACACGATCTGCGAGGCGACCGGCAGCAGCGCGGCGATGATGTCCGCCAACGGTGGCAGCAGGCTGGACACGAGCTGGCCGATGAGCGGCATGAGCGATCTGAGCGCGTTCATGAGCGGTTCGATGATCGTCGGGATGAGCGGTGCCAGCGACTGGAGTATGTCGCCGAACACTGTGATGAGCTCCGCGACAGAAGCGGTGATCACCGGCATGACCTGTTTGAACATGTCCTGCAGGCTTTTGCCGAACGCATCGAACGTCGGCTTCATTCCCGCGATCGTGTTCTTGAACAGGTTGAACGCGCCGGTGACCTGCGTGCCGAAGGCGTTGCGCAGTTCCGGCACCGTGGCGATGAGCGTGCCCAACGCTGCGACGACGATGCCGATGGGTCCGCCCAACGCGCTCAACGGGCCGGACAATCCGCCGAGCACCCCGCCGAGCAACGGAATCTTGGACAGCAATGGTGCGATGCCGCCTGCTCCGAGGGCCATGAATGCAGCTATCAGAGGGGCGATGGCGCTCTGCACGGGTTTGAATATCTCGCCGAGCCCGTTGAATACGCTGCCGATGGCGTTGATCGCGTTCTGGAACGGTTCAGGCAGGAGCGTCACCAGATCCGAGAACAGGCTCGGGATGGCTTTGACGGCGCTCTGGGCGATGACCTTCACGCGGGGCAGGATGTTCTTCAACGCAGTGCCGATGGAGTCGGCGAGCTGCTGGCTGAGAGCGCCCATGTCGGCGTTCTCGTTGCCCAGTCCGGCGAGCCAGTTCTGCCATGCGGCCTTCATCGAGTTCACGGACCCCTCGATGGTGGTCGCCGCCTCCTTGGCGGTCGTGCCGCTGATGCCGAGGCTCTTCTGCACTCGGCTGATGGCCTCGGTCACGTCGGCGAACGAATCGATGGAAAGGTCGTTGCCTTCCTTCATCACGCCCGGCAGCTTGTTCGCGTCGGCGATGAGCCGCTGCATTTCCGTCTTGGTGCCGCCGTAGCCGAGCTTGAGGTTGTCCAGCATCGCGTAATTGCCGCGAGCAAGCGACTGATACGTCTGTTGGATGGTCTGGATGTCGGTGCCCATCTTGTTGGCGTTGTCCGACATGTCGATGATGGCCTGATTGCCCATCTCTGCGGCCTTGGCGGTGTCCCCGCCAAGCGAACTGACCAACGAGGCCGCGAAGCTCGTGACCTGGTTCATATAGTCGTTCGCGCCGACGCCGGCCGTCTTGTACGCTTCGGCCGCGTACTTCTGCACAGTGCCGGAAGCGCCCTTGAACAGGGTGTCGACGCCGCCGACCGCCTGCTCCCACGTGGCATACGCGCCCAACGCCTGCTTGCCGGTGGCCACCAGCGTGCCGCCGATGGCTGCCACACCTGCTCCGATGGCGGCGACCGCTCCCGTGGCGAGGCCCTTGATATGGGCGACCGCGTTTTGGGCGAGGTTTTTGAACGAGTTGCCTGCGCTGGAGGCGAGGTTGCCGAGCGTGCTGCCGATTGCCCCGGCGGCGGTCTGTGCTCCGGCTGGGAGTTTGGACCATACGGCTCCGGCGGCGGTGGCGATGTTGCCGAAGTAGTTCTTGGCTACGTTGGCTACCGGTGCGAGTTTCTGCCCTACTTTTCCTGCGGCATCTCCGATGGCGGAGCCGATTTTGCCGCCGAATGAGCGGATGGGTGCGGTCCAAGTAGCGACTGCCGTTTTGATGGTGTTGCCGGTTCTGCTTCCCCAGTCGCGAATCGGTTGCGTCCATGCGGTGATTGCCGCGCCGATTGGTTTGGCGATGCCTGACACGGTGGCTGCGATGCTGCCGCCCCAGCCTTTGAGGGTTTGCTGGGCGGCGCTGATGGCTCCCTTGAGTCCGGTTTGGATTTTCGCGCCGACCTGCACGGCGAAACCGCTCAATGAGGATACGGCCTTGTTTGCGAATCCGGCTATCTTGGAGCCGAGCGGTTTCCAAATGGCGTCTACGCCGAGCAGGCTACGCACGAGGCTGCCGAGCGCTCCAGAGAGTCCGGTGAAGGTGGATTGGCCCCGGCTGATGCTCGAGAATCCAGCCGAGAACGAGCTTGCCATCGTCTTCATGGAACCGGATACGGTGTTGGTGCCCTTGGCGAGTTCGTCCTCGGCGGCTTTGAGCGCCTTCTTCGCGTCCGCGAGCCGTTCGGCGGCGTCGTTGGACTTGTCGAGAGCGGTGGCCTGACGCAACTGGGCTTTTTCGAGATTGATGGAGGCGGTCTGCGCCTGAGTCGAATCCGACCCGTATCTGGCGATGGCCGAGTTGAGCCTCTCCTGCGCCTGCTGCACGTTGACCGTGGCCTGACGGTAGTTCAGGAGCGCGGCGCTGGCCTTGGAGGACGCCTGCGCCGCGTCACGCTTCAACGGTTTCAGCACATCGTCGGCGACGCCCCGGGCACTCGAACCGAATGCCTTTTTGAAGCTGCCGCCGAACGATTTGCCGATTTTCGAACCGTTGCCGAACGCCTGGGAGAAACGGTTGGAACCGGACTTGCCGGCCCCCCGCATCTCCTTGTCGACCGCGCTGCGGAAGCCCTTCATCGAGGGGAATATCGACACGTGGCCGGTTCCCACTTCCGATCCGAAAGCCATAAGGCGACTCCCCTCTTAGTTGATGGTTGTTTATCCGAAGAGCTTGCTCATATGCGTTTCGGCCTCGTGGATCTCCTCGGCGGTGGGCTCGTCCGTTTCGGGTTCGCCGTCCACGTCGCCGAGCAGCGTGGAAGCGCCGAGGAACTGCAATACGGTGATGTCGGTGGCGCTCATGGGGAACATGAGGCCGATGAGCGAGGCTCCCGTGTAGGAGGACGGGTCGCCGCACAGCGCCGTGTACAGGTCGATGGCGTCACGGTAGGGGAGACGCCGGCCGAGATCGTGTTCGATGCTCCACCCGAATCGGGCGAAGTCCGCTCGGACCTTTACTCCGTCATCGGAGTTGAGGATTCGGCAGAAGTCGGCGATTTTCCCGGTTCGACGCCCTGTGATTTGGCGAGCGTCTCCCCGTAGTCCTGGATGAGGTTGAACGCGACCTGCATGGGCTCCCTTTCGAGCTGCTTGGCCTGCTCGTCTCCGGCGAACACGGTGAGGATGCGTTTGACCTGGTCGAGGCTGTCGGTGTCGGTGGAAGCGCCGGACAGGGCCTCGAAGTCGGCGATGGAAAGATAGAGAGGCAGCTTGTAGACGGTGCCGCCGGGTGCCAGCGCCCAGTATTCGTTGTCCTTGATGATGTGGCGCACCTTGATCTGCTTGGCGACCTCGGCGAGGGCCTCGGCCTCCCTGGTCTCGTCCCAATCCTCGAATTCAGCGATCGAGGGTGCCGTGTTCTGCTGCTTTGCCATGATGGTTCTCCTGTCATACGTGTTTCTCCCGTCGTTGGTGTTGGGGCTCCCCGCATGCCGACAGGAGAGAGGTCATGCGGGGAGGGAATCGTTGTCAGGCCGCCGCGTAGGACTGCAGGTAGCGGCTGTTGCCGCCGTCTACGGCGGGATCGAGCTGCCATGTGGCGGTCAGCGAGAGGCCGGACACCTCGCCGCGCGTATCCTGCGCCGGCTCGTTGCCGGTGATCTGGATGACGCCGAGACGACGGCGTTTGCGGCCGAACTTGTAGATGGTCTCCTGATAGGCGAACCATTTGGTGTCCTGGATGATGTCCTTGACGTGGTAGACGCCGGTTTCATCGGGCTTTCCGATGGTCATGAGGCGGGTGAGGTCGTTGTCCTCGGCGGCGGTGAACGCGAGCGTCAGCGTCGGGTCGGCGTTGAGCGTGTAGCCCGGCTGATGGAATTCGGTGGCGTCGTCGCCGTCACGCGCATCCTGCGGCGCTCCGTCGCTGGTGATAAGGCCCACGGCGGCGGAGCCGGAACCGAACACGTCGCCGAGTTCGGTGATCGGGTCCGCCACGGAGGGCGCGATCTGCGAGGCGGTCAGCGTCTTGCCTGGCACATAGGGGGCGACGATGATTTTCGATGTGAGTACGTTCTTGACAGAATCAAGGTCGTTGCCCTGGCTGTCTGCTGTCATTCCATTGTCCTTTCAAAATGAAAAGACCCCGCAACGCATGCAGGGTCTAGGAAAACGGTTAAGGGATTGGTTAGTGTTCGCCAACCGTCGAATATTCGACAATCAGGTAGTAGTGCGCGGTGTCGGAATCGTCGGACACCGGGTAGGGCCCGTTGCACGCGGAATCGTCCACGCTGATGACCGGCGAATCCTTGGCGAGGGCGATGGCGGGGTGTTCGGTGAGCGCCGCGTAGACGCGGCGGGCCAAATCCTTGCATGGCTTCTCGGCCTGTCGACTCCACCCGTACACGTTCACGCCGATGCTTCGGTCGAAATGGCCGAGCCCGTCAGCGTTGCCGCCATCGTCCCGGACGGTGACGAGCGGATACGCGCCCTGATAGTCGGGAGGCTTCTTGCTGCCCACCTGGAGCCCGTCCACATCGGTGATATGGGCGCGCAGGTAATCACAGAGGAAAGCCTCTATGTCGGGAGGCAGTATCAATGTCATAGCTTCACCGCCTTCAACGCCTTGCGAAGATTGCCGGTCTTGGACTCGACCAGCATGGTCTTCGCGTCGGTGCCGACCACCATGAAGGTGGTGCGGTGCGCGCGTTGGACGGCCTCGACCTGCAGGCCGTCGCGGTAGGCTCCTGTATCGACGGGCGCGTTGGCCTTGGCCACTCCGAGCGCCTTTTCGGCGGCTCCACGGGTCAGGGCCCTGACGCCGGCCGAGTTGAGGATCTGGTCGAAAAACGCGTCGTTGAACTTGATGCTGGTCTGTCCGCTTCCGGCCATCGGCTACCCCTTCCACTCGGTGAGCTGGACTTCCAATGTAGGCTGCCAGCCGGTAAAGGCGTTGGCATCGCGGCTGGGGAAGCCGCTGACCTCCCACATGCGGCCATCGGCCGGTTCGGGTCGGATACGGTCACCAAGCCGGATGTCCGCGTTCGGGTCGGCCACGGTGAGCACCGCAGTCGACGTGGTCTGCACGTCCAAAACGTCGGGCGTGCGAGTCGAACTGCTCGAAGCCAAAGCTCCTCGCACTTCCAATTCGACGGGTTTCGTCCAGTCCTCGGTGGTCTGCGCGGGATTGTACGGGTCGGGTTTGCGTGAGGCGCGCAGACGCACGAACCGTGTGGCCGCCGGCAGGCCGGAGGCGTTGATGTCATCGATGATGCTCACGGCAATGCTCCCAGCTTGTACCGGTCGAGTTTCGCCAGCTCGTCGGCCATCAACGACACGTTGTAGGTGACGCTGCTGCCGTTGACCGACTGGGATTGGACGATGCCGGCGGCTGCGCTGCTGGCCCGTTTCGCCGCGTTGATGAGCACCCCCTGCACATCCGGCACCTCGTCCGGCGTATAGCCGGCGTGGATGCGGTAGCGTATCGCGGCGACGCCGGCCGGGAATGCGCCGGTGGTGCATTCTACCAAACCCGTGGTGGGGTCGTAGGCGTAGTGCAGCCGGTTGCCGGCGCTGTCGGTCAGCTCGTCGACGGAGGTGACATGGCGTGCGGGGAGACGAATCACCTTGCCTCCCCGCGAATTGGCTACGCCCGACAGTTCGATGTTCGGCGTGATATGCCAGCCGCACGTGCGGCGGATGGCCGCCTGCGCCGCCTTCAGCCAGAACTCGCCGTCAGCGTCGAAGCCTGACGGGTCGGTGATGATGTCGGGAATGGTTTCATCGGCCATCGTTCGCCTCCAGTCGATTCACGTTAGGCCACGGTGAAGGCGTGCGACTTGTCGTCGGTGCCGACCCAAGTGCCGCCGGTGATGGCATTGTCGGAGTTCTTGGTCAGGGAAATCGACTTCACGCCCACGCCGGCGGCACCGGGAGCGCCATTCTTGCCGGCTGGCCCCGGATCGCCATTGCCGCCTTTCGCGCCGGCCGGAATGCCAAGCGTGAGCACGCCATCCGCGAGCGTCGCGGTGGGAGCCGCGCCGGCGGCGAGGGCCACGGCCGTCACCGAGGTGATGGCCGCACCGTTCGCCTTGGTCAGGTCGATGGGATTGCCGGCGGCGTCGACCACGACCACCGGCTGCGGATACGTGCTGCCATCACCGGTATCGACCCCGGTCTGCAGCACCTTGGTTGCGTCACTCATCGGCGGTCACCTCACTTGGCCTTCTTGCCGAGGGCGACGGACACGAACGCCTTCGGGTACTTGACCTGCAGGCCGAGGCGTTCGCGCACGCGGAACGTGATGAGATCGTTCGTGAAATCATCGGAATGCGAGTTGGTGGACTCGGCGCGCAGACCGCCCTTACGGATGACCGCGCCGCCGAGCTTGAACGCGCCGACCAGAGCGGTGCCCTGGGCGATGGCCTCGGTGACCACGGTCTTGAGGCCCCACAGCGGCGGATCCTGCATGATGGTGCCGTTGCCGTACTGGCCGTTGAAGTAGCCGCCGCCGTAGTACTGGCCGTTCGCGTCCTTGGAGAGGCGAATGGCCTCGTAGTCGGCGGGGTTGATGACCAGCGCGTCCGCGCGGAAACCGGTGGCCAGCGCGATCTTGGTGCGGGCCTTGAAGATGCGGTCCGGGTCGGAGTCGGTGTCCTGCACCATCTTCTGGATGTCGCGGGAGAGCAGACCCTTGATGTTCGCATCGGAGCCGTTGCCGGACAGCAGCTGGGTCTCTTCCAGCAGCTGCAGGTTGTAGCGGGCGTGGTTGTTGATTTCGGAGACGATGTAGGAGAGGTCTTCGGCCATGTTGTCGGTGACCTTCCACCAGGCGGCGACCTCCTTGAGGCTGTCGGACTCCCAGCGGGGGGCCGGCAGATGGGTCTGCGGCTTGGCACCGCCCTCGCCCACGGTTCCCGCGTCGCCTTCGAGCGCGCCATAGACGGGGTATTCCACGGTGTTGGCGTTGCCGCTCAGGGTGACGGAGCCGAACAGGTCGGCGACCACGAGCGGACGCTCGTAAGGCCACACGCCGTTCATGTCGATCTGGGTGACGACCGGCTGGTATCCGGTGCCAGCCGTGCCGGTGCCCGCCACGTGCGTGTCGGTCGCGGCCTTGAACTCGCTGGAAGCGAACGTGTGCGCCTTGGTGTCGATGACGGTCAGGCCGGCCTTCTTCAGCTCCTGCGCGTACAGGTCGCCAAGCGTCTTGACGGCGGGAGCCGCCTTTGCCTGAGGCTTGGCCTCGTCCACGTTCAAATCGTTGACGCCCTTGAACAGGTCGACGCGCTCCTGCAAACGCTTGGCCTCCGCGTAATGGTTCTTGAGTTCGGTAGCCTCATCTTCGGTGAGGTTCTCCAGGCCCTTGTCGTACAGGGCCTTGACCGCCTTCTTCTCGGCGGCCAGCTTCTCCATGTAACCCATGGATCATCCTTTCTATTGGTTGTTTGCCAGCGAGAGGAAGTCGCTGATTTCCTTGGCCCACTGCGGGTCAAAACTCTTTTTCGCCTTGCCGTCGTCCGGCTCGGGCTTGTCCGAATCGTCCGGCGTATCGTCGTCCGGCTCGTCATCGGGTTTGGAATCGTCCGGCTCGTCGTCGGGGGTTTCGGTGATGGAATCAAGCAGTTCGCCCAATGCCTCGTAGGCCGTGCGAATCTTGTCCTCGTTCGCCTTGCTTATGGCCCGGCCGGCCTTGACCTCGAGCACTTCCGCTCCTTGGTTGGCGGCGACCTGCACGAGACTGATTTCGAACAGCTTGAGCTGGCGAATCTCCCGGTAGCCGTCCCAAGGGCTCTTCGCCTCCTCGCTTTCGACCCACGCGGTCTTCTCGGCGATGAAACCGATGCTCATCTGGTGGATGAGGCCACGTTTGAGCAGGTCGTAGGCTCGCTTGCCCTCCGCGATGTCGGTGTCGAGCTTCGCGGTGATGAGCAGGCCATGCTCGTCCTCCACGGCGCTCAACGTCTCCCCGATCACATCATTGGGTGAGTCGTCCTTGTGCTGCCAGTGAATCGGAATGCCCGCACCGCCGTTATTGAAGTCGGCGGATAAGGTCTGCTCGAAGGCACCCTTGACAATCACATCGTCGTACAGGTCTTTCTCCCACGTGCTCGCGTAGCCGGAGAACACGCCGCCGCTGCTGTCGTCGGTGGCCTTGAGCTCCTTGAGCTCGTAGCCGAGATAATCAAGACTCATCTGAGGCTTCTCCCTTCGTCATCGAGTCCCATGACGCGCGGAAACCGGCGTCATACGTGTAGAGGCGTTTGAATTCGGCGAGCATCTGCTTGCCGTTCGGGCTCGCGCCTTGTTGCGCGTTCTGGGTCTGGCCGCCGTCCTGCGGGCTGGGCTGGCCGCCCTCGCTCACGTTGAGCGGGGTTATCAGCTGGTCGCCGCCCGGCAGTTTCGGCCGGTCGAGCAGTTCGCGCGCCTCGTCGGTGGTCATAAACGGCCGGCCGGTGGCGGTGGAGAGAGCCTGATACTGGGTCTCCATCGTTCCGCGCAGCTTCGCGTCCAAATTCGCCTTGATGTAGCAGTCCGGTTCGCCCACAGCCTCGGGAAGCGTGAGGTTCAACGCCTCCTCGAACGCCACCAAATACGGCAACAACTCAACGTTCCAGAGCTTTTCCTTGTAGGCGCTGATGTTCGAGTTGGTGCCGGTGCGGAAGCCGATGTTCTCCGGCGAGATCTGAAACGCGAGCGCGACCTGTTCGTTGATTTTCTCGCGTGCGTCCAGGTCGGCCATGTCCACCGGCTTAAACAGTTCGCCGATGGCGCGAACCTCCATGCCGTCGCGCAGAGGAAGCCATGCACCCTCGCGGCCGCCGCCCTGCTGGTAGTTGCGGAGCGCTTGCACGAAATCGTCGTAATCCTCCTGCGACTCCCACTGCATTTCCTTCGGCCGGTAGATGTACGCGGGTGTCTGCGGACTGTTCTCAGCGACTTTGCGACGGTATTTCGCCATCGCACGCGCCTCGGAGAGCAGGGAACGGAGAACGTTGGTCACGGGGTCGCCGAGGTTCAGGCCGTCGATATAGCCGATGTCAAGCACGATTCGCGGGTCCGGCAGCTTGTAGGTACCGCCCTTGTTGCCGTCGACGCTGCTGATGGTCACGCCGGTGAGTTCGCCGAAACCGTTCGCCGTGAGGCTGTACCCGTCGGCGGGGATGCGGCGAAGCGTGTTCCCGCCGCCAGAACGGTTGCTGCCGAGCGTGCACAGCCACCGGTCTTCCAGCAGCATGTCACGGATGAGTGATGCATAGAAACGGTATCGGCTCATGCCGGGCAGTTCGGAAGGCCGTTTGACCAGTCGGGCCAATGCGCCGTCTCGTATCTCCTCCGCGTCGCCGTCAGCGTTCTTCCGATACACCTTCAACGGCAGAGAGGCCAATTGGCGGGTAATGAAATCGACCACGACGCGCACCGCGTATTCGCGGCAGTACATGCCGTTCACGTAGCCGGCGAAGTCCTCTTCGGTGGGCCAGCTGATGGCCTCGGGCATCGCGTCGCCCACCGTGGGCAACGCGCCGGTCTCCGGCTCCGCGCCCTTCATGGCGATGGCGGCGGGGCCGCGCAGCAGATTATTCAGAAATCCCATACGCAGCCTCCTTGGGTCACGTCATATCAACAGTGAATCTTGATGCCCGTGGAGGGCCTGTACTTCGGTTTCTCCGGCTCGCCGTCCATAGTCTCCAACGCATACAGTGCCTGCGATTCGGCGATGAGGCCGGAAATGTGCATAGCGCTCTGGTTTCTGTCCCACACCTCGACCTCACCCAATCGTCGGGTCACGGCCACGCTCACCTGTTGTTCGATGGCGGGCTGGGGGAGATGGCGGAGTTTGTTTTCCTTCACCCGGTCACGGAAACGGCCGGTTGCGGCTCCCATGCGAAAGCCCTCGATGAGATGCACCGTCCAACCGACTTCCGCGAGCGGGTCGGCGAAGTCCACGGCCGGGCAGCCCTTGGACTGCAAGGCGATTTCGTGGATGTTCGGCCAAGCCTCACGAAGCATTTTGAGGTATTTCGGCACCCAGAGCATGCCGTCACGGCGCACAATCAGTTCGACGTGCGGCAATCCGTCCTCGCGGTAGCCGGCGGCGGCGATATAGGTGGTCTCACGGTCGGCGCTGGTGTCCACGGAAAGCACTACGCGCCCGTCATCGGGGATACGGGACTTCGGGTCGATGCCGCGCTTCCACAGCTTCGGATTGATATACGGCGTGATATCCGCCGTCACCCACTGGCACAAGACCTCGGTACGGTACGCGGCCTCGGTCATACCGTTAATATCGGCGGTGATGGACCGATAGGTCATCGGCCCGTAACCCATGGAGGGGTTCGCCTGACGAATGCCGTCGAGATCGTCCAGCTCGCATTTATCCGGAGCCGACCACTCAAAATACCCATAGGACGGGTCATGTTCATCGGCCCATTCGTCCGGCGACTGCTTGCCGGTTTCGACCGAGGCGTTCCATGATTCAGCCAGGGCACGGCCCTCGTCGACGACTCGGCGCAGTACGACGCTGCGATAGTCGCCGGCGTTCGAGATGCCCCACAATTGGCTTGACCAGATGGCTTTCGTGGTTTGACTGACTGCGTTCCAGCCATCGTCGGTATGCTGTTCGCGCAGCTCATCGAACACGACACGGCTCGCGGACTTGGAACGGATGTTCTTATCGGCGCGCACGATATACTGCGCCTTGTTACGGCAGATAATCGCCTCTTCGCCATGCGAATTGTTGACGCGCTGCACACGTTTTTGCAAAACCGGAACCGCAAGAGCAGCCTCGCCCTCGGAAGCCGGATTCGGATTACACCAGTTCAATACGGCCTGATATGGGGCGCGCGCGTTATCCAACGTCTGCGCGGCACCGACCACGAGAAACTTCCACGCCGGCGACAACTCCGGGTGGCGAGCGGAGTCGACGAACAGCCACCACGCGCACAGTACGCTCATGAGCGTGGTCTTGCCGTTCTGGCGCGCGACCTCGGTGACAACTCGGCGGAACCGGTAGGAGCCGTCCGGCAGAAGCTCAAGCCCGTGGATCAGCAGCCATTTCTGCCACGGGAAAAGATGCACGTGGAGAAACTTTTCGGCGAACTCGATGACCGCGTAGCCGTTTGATGTTTCCGGCGTCAGTTCGCGCAGCGGGGGAGTGAATATGCGTGGCGTGGTGATGCCGTGGGCATCGTCGTTGATTTCGCCGATGCCCATGACGCCTCCTAGCTGATTTTCGCCAGATACTCCTCAAGCTCATCCGCCACCGGAGTCGCCTCGGGCTTGGCGGCCTTGCCCCTCGCCGGTTTCGCCGGCTTCTCCTCCTCGGGAACCAGTCCGAGAGCCGCGCAATATTTCAGGAACGTCGGCAGCGAGGTATTGTCGTTCTGCGGCACAGCCGGACGGGTACCCTTTCCCTTCGCTTCGGCGTCCGATATGGCCTGTTCCGCCAATTCGTCCCAATGGTCGATTTTCCATGCAAGGGCCCGGGCGGCGGCGACCGTGGCTGCGTCCTTCGCGCGCAGATGCTTGGCGTTGCGCAGCGAACGCTCCAATGCGTCGGCCACCGTTTCCTGCGGAAACTGTTTCGGCATGGAACCTCCTTCGCGCGCGACCCCGGCCGAATATCGAATATTTTTCGGAGGGAGAGGAAGAGCGGCCATACGGGTAGTGTCCCGGTGGCGGCCGGTTTTGGGATTTTACCGCCCCTCCCGGTGGTCAGGCTTTGATGGCGTTGGTGAATGCGTTGATTCCTGCGGTGAGGATTCGTGTGAAGCCCACGCTATCAACTTTCGGCATTATCGTGCCGTTGTTGTTGACGACTTCAACTGTGATTGGTAGGTCTGCGTCGACGCTGGCGAGGTCATAGCTTACGTTGTCCGCGCTGAGGCTGGCGCTGATGTGGAGTGTGATGGTGCCGGTTGCTTCGCGCAGTGTTTGCCCGCATGCGGTCTTGACCGGTTCGTCGATGTCCATGATTGTGTTGCTCCTATGCTGTTTTGATCCATTGTCTGCTGAGTGTGCCGATTGGTGTGGCTGGGTCTTTGTTGCCGCGCAGGTTGTTGCATTGTGTGTGTGATGGGCGGAAGCCTGCGGGGTCGTGTTGCAGGTCTGGTCGTTTGGTGACGGGATAGAAGTGGTCGAGGTTGAAGCTGTCGTCTGTGGTGTTCTGTGGTGCGTCGTAGTCGATGGGCATTCCGCAGAGCCAGCATGGACGGTGTTCGCTCTTGCATTCGAGGAAGAATTTCTTGCGGTCTTTTTCGAATTGGCGTCCGCCTTTGCGGACTTGGCGGCTGACCATGATGCCGTCACCCCGCAATCATTGGAGAATAGGTGTCCCTCGCCTCGGATTCGAACCGAGACTGTATCGGACTTGAATCGGATGCCTCTGCTGGTTGGGCTAGCGAGGGGTTGAAATATCAGGAGTTTTCGGCGTGTTTTGTTGTGCTCTCCTTGCATATCTATAGTAGTTGTGTTACTGTAGATATATCAGCAGAAAGGAGGTATCCGATGAGCCCAAAGGATTGGTTTGATGTCATCAACGGCATCATCGCCAACGTCATCGCCGCAGCCGCGCTAGCCATCGCAGTCAAGCGAAGACCGAAGCACAAGAAGTAAAAAAGGTTCCGGCTAGACCTATTAGCCGGAACCTCCCGCCAATCCTATCCCATCGGAGAACGCATCATGAGAACATCACTGATCTTCGGAATCGTCGCCGTGGTATTCGGTGCCGTGGCCTTGGTCGGCGCACTGTCCAGCAGCCCGATAGTATCGGGCGGCTTCGGTCTCGCGGCCGGAATCATGGGTCTCGCGGCCGGAATCATCAACGGCAAGGACGGCGACAATGGCGACTGAATATCTCGGCGTCAAACAGGTCGCCGAACGCCTTGGCATCACCAGTGGCGGCTTGCTCAACCTCAAGCTCCCTGAGCCCGACGCCACGATAGGGCGCACGCGCGGCTGGTTGCCTGAGACCATCGATGAATGGAACGCCCAACGTCCGGGACGTGGTGTCGGAGGGGGGAGACCACGCAAAAACAAAGCATAGATACGCGAAAACCCAGCCACATGAGCTGGGTTTTTCGACACTAATCCACTGACATTATGCGGTCACAGTCAGCTCTTTGTCAAGTCCGCCACTGATGACGAGCCGGTAGACGCTGCTGTATGAAATGCCTTGGGGCGTGACATCAAGCTTGCCTCGGGATTTCCACACGGTGAGCGTATGCCTTTTGATGGCGATTCCCGTGTCCGCGAACACCTTGGCTATCTCCGCCGCCGAGGCACGCCGACTGTCATCCCAGCAGAGCTTTTCCAAACGTCTCAGTTTGACGGTCTGCACACGCTGCTCGGTACCGCATATGGGGCATGTGACCCATTGGTCGTTTGCACCTGCGGTGAGCATGGTCTCGCATAGTTCGCAGGTGCCGATTTCACGGCGTTGTTCGGGCGGGTCCAGAACAAGGTCGATTTTCCGGGCGATGCCGTCAACGACGTGCATGTAGAAGCCCGCGTCCGCGAACGTGGCGAGCCTGGGGTGGCCTGCGCATGCGATGAGCGTGGCCTTCAGATCCTCGTTGCGTTTGTCTTTGCGCCAGTCCAAGGCGTCGATGCCGTCGAGGCAACGCCATAGTTCACGGGCCGTGGCGTCGAGCATGTCGATCAGGTCGAGCACGTCAAGCCTGATAGGAGTCGGGGGAGTGGCCGTCTGGATTCGCACGGGCGAATGCCCGCCCGGATGCAGGGTCGCGTCCAACGAGTCATGCAACGGCGTGACGTCGCGCGCCAATCGCAGGAGCGTGCCGGCGAAACGCAGTTCGCACGTCTCGCACAGTGAGTATCCCTCTTCGGTTATCGTTTTGCAGTTCTGGCAGTTCACGTTGGCCCCTTCCGGCTGGTCGGCTAGAATAATGTTTGCTTCTCATCGCCCTGGCCGACCATGGTTGGGGCTTTCTCGTATTTGAGCCGGCTGTATGGCATGTTCCATATGCGTTTGAATTCGGCTATCTCCTGCTTCGACAGTTTCGGCCCGCCCCATGGCTTGCCTGGCGGGCGTTCCCGTTTCGGCGGTTTGAACGGTTTGACGCTTATCCGGGCGAGATGACACATGTGCATGGCCAGATACTGGCCGTCCGGTCTGATGCCTGCATCTCCGCAGGTGCTACGGAGCAGCGGGTGGCCGACGGAGGGAAGCCACGTGACGCGGGTCAACGGCCGGCCGAGGATTATCGCCACGGTCAGGTCGTCACCCGCCACACACCCGTAATCCCACGACTCCCACACGGTTTCCCGATCCTCGATGACGTACAGGCCGCACCCCTCGCAGACGGTGACAACGAGGGGACTCGTTTTCGGGATGAACGCGCGAAGCCATGCTGGTTTGCGTTCACGGGCGCGTGGCCTGCTCACTCCTCCATTGCCTTTCTTCTTGCCGCGTCGAACGCGATTCTGATGATGTTCTCCATCCACGCGCCGGGGAGCGTGATGAACTTTCGGGTTTCGGCCATGGCGGCGGCAATCTCCTCTTCGGTGATTCCGCGTGACGCTCCGGCCTTGTATCCTCGTCCCCACGCCCACTGCAGGTCACTGTCGACGTACGACGGGTCACGCTGCTTCTGCGCCTCGATTTCACTGCTGATGATGCTCATTTGTTTCCTCCGTTTCGTCGTTGAGTGCCGTTTCGATTCGTATGCACAGGTCGACGGCTTGCTGCCATCCGTTCCGATAGCCGATGACGAACGCCTCGGCCGGACTGTCGTTGCCCAGCCCTGCGTCGGCGAGCGCGTTGAGGGCCTGTTGGACGAGATCAATCGGTTCGGCCATGGGTCAGTCCTCCCATTTGATGTCCTGGATTTCATGCAGCACCGCTTCGCAGGCGGTGATGAGTACGCTAAGCATACGGCGGCCGTGATGTCCTCTCCGGTCAAGGTTGAACAGGACGGGATGGCCTTGACTCCACTGGTCGATGCCGATGGAGGCGATTGGGATGGTTTCGACCAGATTGGTGTCGACATCCTCGCAGAGGTATTGGATGGTGACGGATTCTTTCATGCTTCCTCGCTTTCAGTCGTGTAACAGTTCGCGTCGAGCCAGTCGGCGATGACGCGGAAGTCCTTGGCCCATTGGATGCGGTTTTCCCGCTCCCGCTCGTCCTTGGGAGCTGGTTTCGGCTCATTGAGGTTGAGTAGTCCGTATTCGGGTTTCTTCAGATAGTGGCAGCGGGCGTGTCCGCGTCCCTTACCGGCTTGCTTGTAGTTGATGAGCTGGAGTATGTGCAGCATCTCCAACGCCTTGGTCGGATCGAAGTTCGGGGTCTCAGAATCCGCATCGAAGCGCTTTCGAAGCTCGGGCGTGGTTCCCTCTCCATTGCCAAGCTCCCATGCGGTCGCTTCGATCTGCTCCCTGAATGTGAGTGCCATCTTCCGGTCTCCTTTCTGACGTTTTCTTGATTGGGAACAACTAGTGTCGTTGACGTGCTTTTTTTGCTGTTCCGGAGGGCCGAGTCGCAGTTGTTCCCGCACCCACCCACACACGTAGTGTGGGTGGGGAGTGCTGGGAACAGCTGGACATCGCTACTCCAGTTGTTCCCGGAACAACTCGGAACAACTGGGAACAACGGGAACAACTAGATTTCGAGATGGTTTTCGTCTTCCAATTCGCTCGCCTCCTCTCTGCTCATCCGATCCACGAAAGCGTCCGATTTCGGGTCGTCCATCTGCCGGTATGGTCTGACGCTGGCGTAGATGTTCCGGTTGTTGCGTCCGGAGCGGTTGCTGATCCACTCGCCCTCGAGCAGCCGGTTGATGGCGGTGAGCACCGTGGTCTTCCGGGCGCTTGACCCGTCGTCCTTCAGCAGTTCGATGATCTCGGTCTGGTTCGGCTCCTCGGGCGCGTTCTCGACGATCCGGCTGATCTTCTCCATGAGCCCGGTGGGTCGTTCGAGGCCGCGCTGTCGCGTGGTTTCATCGCTGGGCATCATGTTGGGGCGTGCGATGGTGACGCGCATGAGTTTCGGGTCAGTGCTGTTGATTTCGATGCGTGCGGCTTCGCGCAGGTGGCTGCCGTTGCTGCTCCAGCTGACGGCGCAATGCTCCTCGATCTCCGAGATACGGTCCTTGCCGCTTTTGATGACGATGGTGCCACGCACTCCCTTGCCGACGGGTTTGGTCATGTCCACCGAGTAGCTGATGCCGTCGATGAGGGCGAGTTTCTGCATGCTGCCGCCGGCGTACCGGCCCCGGTTGTCTTTTGACTTGACGACGTGGTCGATTAACACGACTGCTGGCCCGCATGCCGAGATGAGTCGGGGCATGGTGTTGTACCAGGCTGCGATGTCGTCGCCGCTGTTGCTGTCGAGGCCCGCGTAGGCGAGGCAGCTGGTGACGCCGTCGATGATGGCGAGCGTGGCCGTGTCCGCGTAAGCGAGGGTTTCCTTCCAGCCGTCGAGGCTGGTGGGGCTGGATGGTTTGGCGCTGGGCCGCACGTAGTGGAGATGCGTCACGATGGCTTCGCCGGTCACGCCGAGCAGCAGGAGACGCTTGACGACGTTTCTGGCGGAATCCTCATAGTCGATATAGATCACGTCATGACCCTGCTTGAGTTCCTGGGCGGTGGCGATCTGGGCGAGCATGCTTTTGCCGCAGCCGGGCTCGCCGTGCAAATCGTTGACCGCGCCACGGTAGAAGAGGCCTTGGCCGTCCTCTCGTTGGAACACGGTGGGCGTGGGCGGCAGTTCAATGCCGGACGCCAATTGGGTGAGGTCTTCGAACCGCCAACTGGAAGAGGTTTTATTTGCCTCGTAACTTTCCGTCGAATCGTTCTGGGCCGGCGAGGCCGGGGTCATACTGGTTGAAACCGGCGTTATTCCGCTGTTTTGAACCTGCTTCGGGTAACTTTCCTCCATTTGACTCGCAGCCGCGTTTTGGATGAGTTCGTCGAACTCGCCGGGCGTCATGCGTTCGATCTTCGACTGCTCGCACGGATCAGAGTGGGATTGCACGCCGTTGACCTTCTCCATCGCGCCACTGAGAATGCTGGCCCATTCGCGCGCCGCCTCACGCTCCTTGCCCTGACGGTCGGGGGCCACCTCGGCGATGAACCGTGGCTTCAATTGGCTGATGGCGTCGAGCGCTCCACGATGGCCTTCCTGCGCGAAGTTCACCAACGCCCAGACGGCCTGCAGCGTGGTGTCATGCCTTGAGCCTTTGGAAGCGGGGTTGGCGAGCGTCTTGTTGAGGAACGTGTTGACGGCCTTGCACATGCGGTCGTCGTATTCCCTCGGATTCGAGGGGGTTAAAGTGTTCGAATTCGAACACTTTAATTCCTTCGGGTTCGACATATTGTCGGGCTTGCGCAGATAGTCCACCCACTTCCATGGCAGTGTCGCCAGATCCGAGATGTGGGGGAGTGTGCTGGCGAATGCGCCGCTTGGCGTGTACCAGCAGTACATTTCGCCGCTCGGGTGGATCGACGGCCAGACCACGGAATACCGGTGGCCGGGCTGCAGGATGTCCACCCCCTCGATGGCTCCGCCCTTCCAGGCGAGCCCTTCGGGCACCTTGTAGAACAGGTGGCGTGCCGGGCTGTCGATGCCGTGCGCCGTGCTGCTCCACGTGGCCGGCAATACGCCCAGTTCCTGCGAGAGCTCGCTGATGCCTTTCGCCCCGTCCGCCTTGACCTGATGGCCTTGTGCGGCGTCGATGTCCAACACCAATACGCCTTCGGGGATGACGATTCCCGTGTTCGCGTCCGGGGTCGCCTGCGACCAGAGCCGTATCTGCTCGTCGGTGACGGGTTTGCGGCTGCGTCCCGTGAACCCGCTGGGCGGCGGGGTCTTGCGGCCTTCCGGCAGGGGGATGACCTGCATCCAGCCCGCCGCACGGTACAGGGGTGCGGCCGTCGCATAGCCGTAGATGTCGGTCATTCCTGAAACTCCTTTGACGTGATGTGAAAATGTGGTTGGTGCCGTGCACGCCTTTGCATGCGTGCCGGCCGCTTGGCTACGGCTACGGCTGTACGGGGGTCGGGTCAGTCCCTGTCGGAATCCTTGCTCTTGTGCCAGCCCAGGAGCACGAGCCTCACGCTCATGAGCTGCAGGCTTTCCGAGTCGACGTCACAAAAACCGGCCTGGTCGGAGGCGAGGGAATCCATGTCCTTCACCAGTTCGATCCACTGGTTCTGCAAATGTTTCAGCAGTTCGTCCATTAGAATTCACCTGTTTCCGGCATCTGTTCGGAGCCGCCGTGGTTCTGGGGTTGAGCCTGGTCGGTGACGGCGGTGACCGCTTCGACCGGCACGCCCAACAATGCGGCTATCTCCTGCGGGCTTTTGCCCACGGCCTTCAACTGGTTGACCTTCATCGGATCAGCCTGCTGCTGTGGCTGGCCGAGCTGCACCGGCTGGGCGGCTTGCTGCGGCTGCTGTTGCGCGGGAGGGTTCCACGGGTCCACCGGAGCTGTCTGATATCCCTGATTCGGGGTCTGCGTGGGCTGCTGGGGCGCGTACTGCTGCTGCGCGTAACCTTGCTGGGGTTGCTGCATGACAGGCTGCTGTGGAGCCTGCTGGACGGGCTGCTGGGGTTGGCTTCCGTTGACGAGACTGTTGACGCTGGACGCGGGTTCGATGTGGAATTCGAACACCTTCGGCGGTTGGGGCGCGTCGCCCCGCTGGCCGAGACCCACGAACCGTTCCGTGATGGTGTCGCCCGGCTTCGGAATCTTCACGCCCGCCTGACGGCAGGCATCGCGAAACGCCTTGAGTTGGATGCCCCAGCCTTTGATCCATAGCGAGCGGCGGCCGTCGTCGTCGTCTACGCTCGGGTCGCGCAGTTGGGTCTGGATGATGACGTGGATCTGCTCCTTCGGGCGTCCGTCGTTCCAGAAGGCGGGCTGCTTGGTCTGGAAGTCGTTGACCTGCGTGGTCTCGATTTTTTCGATGACGCCGGTCACCGAGTCTCCGGGCTGGCTGTTCGCGCCGAAGTAGGCTTTGGCGCTGTTGCCGGCGAGCAGGTCGCCGAGCGAGCTCAACTGGGCGGGCTGACGCTGCTGCGGCTGCTGGTAGCCGTAACCCTGCTGCGGGTAACCGTACTGTGGTTGTGGTTGTCCGAACATTGTCGTGTTCCTTTCGTTGTTTTTACTTGGTGAACTGGTATTCGGATTCGATTAGGGGGATGAGTTGGAGCCATTTGTCGGGAACGTCCGGCCATGGCTTTTCGTCGAACTCGGGGAGCGCGCTCATGTCGGGCCAGACCCGCCCCTTGCATGAGAAGCACTTGTCGGGGCCAGCTGCGGGCAACTGTTTGATCCAGCTGTCGCGCACGTCGGGGCCTTCCGCCTGCTCCACGCAGTCCATGAGGTTGACGAGCAGTTGGGCGCGGCTCAACGCCCATTTGCCGGGCTCCGGGTCGAACCTTGTCTCCCAGGGCAACGCATCACCCAGACTGGTCTTGTTGCGGGGCAGGAAGTAGATGCAGTTGCGTTCCACTCGTTCGCCCTCGTTCTGCAGGCCCATGCCGTAGAGCGACGCCTGTATCCGGTATTGTTGCGATGGGCCGTGGGCTTTGACCTTGGTGACGGTTGTGTTGCCGACGTTCTTCCAATCGATGGTGCTATGGGTTTTGCGATCCCAGAGGTCGATCGAACCGGTGACGTCGTAGCCGCCGTGCAGGCCCTGCAATCGGCCTACGGTGACGCGATATTCGCTGCGCCAGCGCTCCACGAGTTCGGTCACGTTGTCCTCACTCGTGTAGAGGAACTGGTGCGCAGGATCCCTGTTCAGCTCGCGGAACATCTGCTCGAAGTGCTCGTGCACGCACGTGCCGATGAACGGCAGCCAACCCGGCGAACGACGCTCCGGCCAGCCCGCCAGTTTCGCGGCGAGGCAGTGCACGCAGTCCGTGCCCAGTTCGGACGGGCCTATCTCACGCTGCAGTTCGCGCGGAGCGTTGGCGATATCCGCTTCGATGAGCTGGCGAATCTCCGGCCACAGTTGCGGCTCCTCCACGGTGCCGATTTTGGTTTTCGGAGTGACTGGCGGCTTGCCCATATCGGGTGCCGACTGCGTCATGGGCGGTATGTCCACGGGGATCGCATCACCCTGTTGGGCTTGTGCGACGGCGAGAATGGCCTCATTCATGCTCACGGTTCTTCACCTCCTTCAAAAACTCGTTGATCTGTTTCTTGATGTCCGTGAGTGCGGTCCGGCTGAGCCGTGTGATGGCCACCGCCTCGTCCGAATTGTCGAAGCGCAGCGTGTAGGTGCGGTCGCCGTCCTTCGCGATGGTTACCGGCATGCTGCCGAAGGCCATCGAATGCACGGGGAAGCCGGTCTTGCCTTGCGTCTCCAGTTCGCGTATGGCCTTGTGGATGCGTCTGGCGACGGTGAGGCCCAGCTCGTCGAGCTGCTCGGAGCGGATGACGTACAGGTCGTCGGTCAGCTCGTTGCCGTTCTCGTCGTGCAGGTCGTAGTCGGCGATAACGCTTTCCACGATCTGGGCGATGCCCAGGCTGGACAGTTCCGCGCTCATGAGACCACCACCATAGGCTTGCCGCTCATCGCGTAATCGGCCACCGCGTCCGCCGACAGCAGCTTCTCCAACTGGCTGAGCGGCCGCGGCCGCAACTGGTAGGCTCCGGGATACTTGGTGGCCGGGTAGGCTTTTTCGAACGTGCCGGCGTTGATGCGGCGCGCGCCCGGCTTGACCTGCACCTTCAGGTTGCCGGCCTGGTAGGTGCCGACCGGATGCGAGTCGAGAATCAGGGATTTGAGATTGTCGATTTCCTCCTGTCGGCTGGCGATCTCGGCCTGCAGTTCGACGATGCGCGCCGCCTGCGCGGCGAACAATCCTTGGCGCAATTCCCCGTCCGGGTTCACGGCCTCCGTGGTTTCAATGGTTGACGTGTCATTCGCAGTCATTTGGTGTGCCTTTCACGATGATTTGGGCGTGGGTGGGATACCACGCCGTCTGATGCTTGGTCTGGTTCGTGTGCCGGTTGCAGCAGGTGACCGCCTCGTCCAGTCCGGTGGGCTTGCCGAGCGGCCCGCATGTCCTGCAACGCGGCATCCAAAGACGCCGGTCAGGCATCCTGCCTGTCCTCGGAGGTGAGTCGCAGTCCGGCTATGACCTCCGCCGAAGCGTCCGGGTTGCGCAGCAGCTTCGATATGGCCGCGCCTTCCTTGACGGTCAGTTGGGCGATGGCGATGGCCGACGTGACGGCCGTATGCTGCTCGTTGGTGAGTATGATCTTGTCGGACAGCAACAGTTTGGTGGCCTTGTCGATGAACGTGGATGCGGCGTTCGTGATCCCGTTCGCGGTCGGCACCAGGGCCGCCAGTTCGAAGCTCAGGTCCTCGTCGGATACGAGCGCCTGTTGCACCATGCGTGGCTCGTTGATCGGCTTGCTCATGATTGTTCTCCTTGCTTGTTCGGCTCCCATTCCGGGAGCGGCTTGATACGGATATAGAGATGTGGCTCGTACTCATGCCCGCAACACGTGTACGGGTCGCCGCTCTTGCGTTTCCGGTATTTGCCTTTGGCCCCGTACACCCACAGGTCGGGCATGCGCTTGCTGGCATGGGATTCGACGACCTGCGCGTCATCCACGTAGGCGATGCCGTTCAGGGAATCGAGCACCAATTTCAGGAGATTGTCGAGATCGGGACGGCCCCTATGGGACATCCAGAATTCGGCCTCCAACCTGACCGGGCACTGGTATGGTTTCGCCTGCGGGTATTTCAACCGGAATTCCGCGAACAGGCGTTCCTCCGCCCTGACGGTGCGTTTCGGTGTCATCGCGTGCCCGTTGTAGACGCGGGGACGCCCCTTCGGCACCGGGTCGCCCGGCAGACAAAGAGTGAACTCACTCGGCTGTTCCATCAGCGCCCCACTTCAACAGGATTCCCACGAACACGAGCGGCAATACGACCGCCAATGCGAGCGAGCCGGTTATCATCCACTGCGGCGTACCCACCGGACTTGGGATGCGACTATGCGTGCCGGCGAAACCGACCAGCCAACCCTCGCAGAACGTGAGAGCCAGTAATACGGCCGATTTCTGCCCGTCCGTTAACCTCGGCCGGGGTCGGCGCATACGCTTCTTTTTGCGCAATGCTTCGATGCTCATTCCGCAACCTCCTTGCGCTTGCGTTGGATGGCACGCAACAGGGTCAGCGACTGGCTGAGGATCATCGACGCCTCGAACGCCAACGGGTTCTCACCCAGCTCGAACAGCGCGTGTTCGAGAGAGCCGGCCGCGTCATGCACGTCACTGGCCACATCGACGGCGTGCTGCCACTGATCGACCGGATGGAACAATCTTTCCTCCACGGTGTCCTTGTCCGGATCGCACACCGGACAATCGCACTTGCCGGTTTCCGGCTGGCGCGTCTCCTCGTCCAACTCCTTCTCCAACTCAGCCTCTCCTCCCTCAAGCAGCTGCTCCATGAGCTCCTTGAATGACATTCCCTTCGGGATCTCGACGCCGATGGCGTGGATACCGCTAATCTTGTTGTTTGACATCACTTGTTTTCCTTTCAATGTGATTGGTGATGTTGGTGCCGGCGTGAACCTTGGCAGTGCGACGCCGGCACCTCTTCCTTTTCTCCCG